AGAGAACAACAGAGCAAACCCTACTGGTAGAGATAAAAATAATAATAAACTTGACCAAGCCCTACAGATCTCTGTAACACTCTATAGATATTACAACCCTGTAAAGGATAATTGTCATGACTGATGAATCTAAACCTATAGGAAGACCTCGTAAAAGGGCTGTTGCGTCTAATAAGAAAGGCAGTAGAGGTCAAGTTGGTAGACCTAAAGGTGATGCTGCTGTTATCAACGAGTACAAAGCTCGTATGTTAGCATCTCCTAAGTCTCGTAAAGTCCTTGATTCTATATTTGATGCTGCTCTGAATGATGAGCATAAGAATCAGGCAGCTGCATGGAAGCTAGTGATGGACAGGATACTACCTGTTGCAGCTTTTGAGAAGGACATTGTTAAAGGCAGTGGAAAGAACAGTATCAGCATTAACATCACTGGTGTTGGAGCTACATCAATCTCTAGCTCCTCTGAAGATTCTGACGTACTTGAAGGGGAATACACCTACGATGAGTAGCATAACAAACAAAGTGTTGAAAGTTGAGGCAGACAGCAGGAACTTAAACGCTGAAGACCTCACTAACCTCCTCGGTTTTGCTCGTAAGGTGGGAGAGATTGAAAGTAATAACATTCCTGACAGGCTTCAAGGTGATGATCCTAACTTAGCTGGTAGAGGTAAGTACCAGTTTGAAAACGACAAAGGATCAAACGCTGCTAAAACTGCAGCAACTAGGTTAAAGCAGTGGGAAAGTAAAAACGAGCCTCTACCAATTCCTAAGAAAGACCGTGAAGAGCTAAGCAAACCTAGTCCAGACTTTTCTAAACTATCTGAAGACACACAAGATGCTTTGTTTTTTATTAACCTAAGCATACACCCTACAGCCCCCTTTACAGATATTGCTAAAGGTAAGATATCCAACAAAGATGCTTGGTTAAACTACCACTGGGCTGGTGCTGATGCAGATAAAGAGTCTAAATCTTCTATGTGGGATAACAGATTCTCCAACAGTTCGTTAGCAAAGGCTGCAAAGACTGCTAAGACTTTTCCTGAGGCGCTAATGTAATGGAAACAACACTAGGCTCTAAAGGCTACGTACCTACAGTTACAGGCTCATACGTCACTGTCTTGACTGTACCGTCAGGTTATCATTGTAAGGTTAATTATTTCTTCTGTGCCGCTGGTGGTGCAGTGACTGTTGACGCTAAGTGGTCAGACGGTAGTGACTATGGTTTCCTAAAAGCTAAAAACATGAACGCTGGTGATCTTGTAGAGTTTGGCGGTGATGGTAAATACCTTATCATGACTGACGGAGAAACCATTGACATTCAATGTAGCACTACAGCCGCTACGTTTATCATTTCATACGAACTTTATCTTGCACCAACAAGTAACATTGTTCTATGACTGATTTAAATATTTCTTTGTTACCGTGGCAACAAGAGGTCTGGGAAGATGACACCAGATTCAAGATTGTTGCTGCAGGACGAAGGACTGGGAAGTCACGCTTAGCTGCATGGCTTCTTATTGTAAATGCCCTACAGACTGACCGAGGGCATGTGTTTTACGTTGCGCCAACACAAGGACAGGCCAGAGACATTATGTGGCAGACTTTGTTGGAGTTAGGGCATCCTGTCATAGCTGGGTCGCACATAAACAACCTACAGATCAAACTGATTAATGGAGCAACAATATCATTAAAAGGGGGAGACAGACCAGAAACTATGCGTGGTGTGTCTCTTAAATACTTAGTGTTGGACGAGTATGCTGACATCAAACCAGACGTGTGGGAGCAGATCTTAAGACCTGCCTTAGCTGACCAGAAAGGTTCTGCATTGTTCATTGGTACTCCTATGGGGCGTAACCATTTTTATGAACTTTACAAATATGGAGAACTATCAGCAGATGAAACTTATAGGAGTTGGCACTTTACCTCTTACGACAACCCCTTGCTTGACCCACAGGAGATTGACGTCGCCAAAAAGTCAATGTCCAGTTATGCGTTCCGTCAAGAGTTTATGGCTTCGTTTGAAGCGAAAGGCTCGGAGATGTTTAAAGAAGATTGGATTACTGTCGTAGATGACAGCAATATGGAGGGTGACTACTATGTCGCTATTGACCTTGCAGGTTTCCAAGACGTTTCAAAGAAGCGTTCAAAAAATTCACGACTGGACAACACGTCAATATGTGTGGTTAAAGTTGGTGAGTCAGGATGGTTTGTTGAGAATATTGTCTACGGTCGCTGGACACTTGAAGAAACAGCTCGTAAGATTTTCGAGGTGGTTAGAGACTACAAACCAATCAGTGTGGGAATTGAAAAAGGAATTGCTAAACAGGCGGTGATGTCCCCTCTCACTGACATGATGAAACGTCAGGGCTTTTTCTTTCGTGTTGAAGAACTCACACACGGTAACCAAAAGAAAACGGATAGGATCATGTGGGCGCTGCAAGGGCGCTTTGAGCATGGTCTTATCCTAATCAAACGTGCTGAGTGGAACTCTAGATTGCTGGACGAGTTATTCCAGTTTCCTGACCCACTAACACACGATGACCTTGTTGACTCATTAGCATACATAGACCAGCTTGCCAAGGTAGCTTATGCAGGTAACTGGGAAGAGTACGATGAATACGAAGAATTAGACTCAGTATCAGGATATTGATATGGAATATTACGAAGGTATGGAAGACGAACCCATCATCATTGAGGAATCTCTCGAAGACTGGGTAATGCACAACTGCGATAAGTGGCGTGACCACTACGAAGCAAACTACAGTGAAAAGTTTGATGAGTACTACAGGCTCTGGCGTGGTATCTGGGCTAACGAAGATAAGACGCGTGAGTCAGAACGCTCACGTATTATTTCACCAGCCCTACAACAGGCTGTTGAGTCTTCCGTAGCTGAGCTAGAAGAAGCTACGTTTGGACGCGGTAAGTGGTTTGATATCTCTGACGACCGCAACGACCAAGATGCTAGTGATATTGTGTACCTACGTAATCAGCTGCATGAGGACTTTAATAAAACTAAGATCCGTAAAGCAGTAGCAGAATGTCTTATCAACGCTGCTGTGTTTGGTACAGGTGTTGCTGAAGTTGTTTTAGCAGAAGAAAAAGAAATGTCTCCTGCTACTCAACCTATTATGAATGGAGACTTAACAGCTGTTGGTGTTAACATTCGTGATCGTGTTGTAGTTAAACTACGCCCTGTAATGCCTCAAAACTTCCTCATTGATCCTGTAGCAACCTCTGTAGATGATGCTCTAGGTGTAGCTATTGATGAGTTTGTATCACGTCATACTGTTGAGATGCTTCAAGAACAAGGTGTATACCGTAAGGTTTACTTAGGAAACGCAGCAGAAGATTTTGACATTGAGCCTGATCAAGAACTAACAATGTATCAGGATGACAAGATACGTTTAACTAAGTACTACGGTCTAGTTCCTCGTCATCTGTTAAAAGAATCTGAAGAGTACGTAGACCTAGAAACAGAAGAAGAACAAGAAGACAGCTATTATGTAGAGGCTGTTGTTGTTATTGCTAATGGTGGTATTGTTCTTAAAGCTGACGCTAACCCCTACATGATGCAAGACCGCCCTGTTGTGGCCTTCCCTTGGGACGTAGTACCTTCACGTTTCTGGGGACGTGGTGTTTGTGAGAAAGGTTACAACAGCCAAAAAGCACTTGATGCAGAGCTTCGTGCGCGTATTGACGCACTAGCGTTAACTGTTCATCCAATGATGGCTATGGACGCTACACGTATTCCTCGTGGTACTAAACCAGAAATTAGAGCAGGGAAATTATTACTTACCAATGGCGACCCTAAAGAAATTCTTAATCCGTTTAACTTTGGTAATGTGTCTCAGATTACCTTTACACAAGCTCAAGCCCTTCAAGGAATGGTTCAACAAGCAACTGGAGCAGTTGACTCCGCAGGAATCGCTGGAAACATTAACGGTGAAGCAACTGCGGCTGGCATATCTATGTCTCTGGGTGCTATTATTAAGCGTCATAAGCGCACTCTTATAAACTTCCAAGAGTCTTTTTTGTTGCCTTTTGTGCAAAAAGCAGCATATAGGTATATGCAATTTGAGCCTGAACTGTATCCTGTTAAGGATTACAAGTTTAACGCTACAAGCTCGTTAGGTATTATTGCTCGTGAGTACGAAGTGACTCAGCTTGTACAGTTGTTACAAACCATGCAACAAGACAGCCCACTGTATCCTGTATTGATTCAATCAATCATTGACAACATGAACCTATCTAACCGTGAAGAACTGATTGCTACCATGAAGAAAGCAGCAGAGCCTGATCCAGCAGCTGCAGAGGCCGCACAAGCGTCTCAGCAAGCTCAGATGGCTTTCCAGAACGCTCAGACTGCTGCCCTACAGGGTCAAGCTCAAGAGTCTCAGGCACGTGCTCAGAAGCTATCAACAGAGGCTCAGCTTCTTCCAATGGAGCTTGAGATTGATCGTCTCAAAGCAGCAACCACAAACATACGACAAGGCGAAGAAGATGATCGAGAGTTTGAACGTAGGCTCAAGATTGCTGATCGCTTATTGAAAGAAAAAGAAATAGACTTGAAAACCCAAGGAGGCCAAGCAAATGGTAGTATCCCAAGCCCAGCTCAACAAAGCACTGGAGGAGATCAACAACAGTTACAGCAAGCTCTTACAGCGGCTGGAGGAATTGGAGGAGAAGGTCAATGAGCAAAGACCCAAGACTGGAACGAGCAGGGGTAAGCGGTTACAACAAACCGAAGAAGACTCCTAATCATCCAACTAAGTCTCACGTAGTTGTTGCCAAGGAAGGCGACAAGGTTAAGACAATTCGTTTTGGCCAACAAGGTGTGTCTGGAGACAAAAAGCCCACAGCACGTCAGAAGTCCTTTAAAGCTCGTCACGCTAAAAACATCTCCAAGGGTAAGATGTCTGCGGCTTACTGGGCAGACAAGGTGAAATGGTAATGGCTAAACAAGGTTTATACGCAAACATCCACGCTAAACGTAAGCGTATTAAAAAGGGTTCAGGTGAACAGATGCGGAAGGTAGGCTCTAAAGGCGCACCCAAAGCATCAGACTTTAAAAAAGCAGCTAAAACAGCAAAAAAGAGGAAGTAATTATGCCATACGGTAAAGGTACATACGGTAACAAACGCGGTCGTCCTGTAATGTCAGGAAAAAAATCTACTGATATGCCAACTAAAGATCCAGCTTCAAAAGTCGCTGCATCTCAACAGGCTGCAGATGCTGCTCGCCAGCAAAAAATAGCAGCAGCACAAAAAGCATACGAAGCAACCAACAAGGTGTACGGCTCTAAAGCAACGCCTTCTACTAAGCCACCTAAAGCTACTACAACTCAGAAAACTCCATCAGCACAAAAGCCTGTAGCGACTACGTATACTAAGCCACCTAAAGCTACTACAACTCAGAAAACTCCAGCAGCTCGTAAGCCTGTAGCAACTCGTAAAGCTCCTGCACGTAAGCCTACTACTCGTAAAGCTCCTGCACGTAGGACAACTGCACGTAGAAAGTAAATAGTTTACAAAAAATTAACTTGACTTTTTACTAAAAGTATGATATAATATACTCATACATAACATATAAAGACTGTCCTGTCAATAGGAGAAACAGTAAAAATGACACCAGAAACTGAAAAGTACTTTAGAGACTTAAACGATATGTTCCGTTCAGAAGGATGGAAGATATTAACAGAAGACATGAAAGCTTCTTTAGCTACTGTCAACTCTGTAGAGTTTGCTAAAGACGAGCAAGACCTTTTCTTTCGCAAAGGACAACTTGCTGTAATGAACAACATTCTTAACCTTGAAACTCAAGTTGCAGCTGCTCAAGAGATAGCTGAACAGGAAGATCAAGATGAGAATATTTAGAGACTTTAAGTGTCCTAACGGTCACGTAACAGAACACTATCTTAGCAGCGACATCGAGGTTACTAGGTGCGACTGCGGTGAAGATGCTAAGAAGGTGATATCTCCTGTTAAGTCTGTCCTTGATCCTATTAGTGGTGGCTTCGCTGGAGCGACCATGAAGTGGGCTAAGGAACGAGAACGGAAGATACAACAAGAACGGAAGGCAACTTCGTAAGAAACCTTCTACAAAACCAACCTCCATAATGCTAATGCACGGAGTTTAATAATGGCAGCAAAGCTAATAGATGAGCGTCCTGAAGAGGATAACGTAGATACAACCGACCTTAATACACAAGAAGAACAGTTCGAGCCTCAACAAGAGGTAACTCAAGAAACTGAAGATGATTTACCTGATAAGTACAAAGGTAAGTCAGCCGCTGAACTAGCTAGAATGCACCAAGAAGCTGAAAAGCTTTTAGGTCGTCAAAGCTCTGAAGTAGGTGAGTTAAGAAAGGTTGTTGATAGTTATATTCAGACACAACTCTCACAACAAAAAGAAGCACCAGAAGAAACTGTCGATGATGATATTGACTATTACACTGACCCACGAGCAGCTGTAAGAAAAGAAATTGAGAATCATCCTAAGATTAAAGAAGCTGAACAGTATACTCAACAGTACAAGAAAGCTACGGCTTTAGGACAGCTTCAGAGCAAACACCCAGACATGCAGACGATCCTTCAGGATAATCGCTTTGCAGATTGGATCAAAGCCTCTAAGATTAGGACTCAATTATTCGTACAAGCTGACCAACAGTATGACTATGAAGCTGCTGATGAACTGTTCACGTTGTGGAAAGAGCGTCAAGCAACTGTCAAGCAAACTGTACAGGCAGAGAAAGCAGGACGCAAAGAGGCTGTTAAGGCAGCTAACACTGGCAATGTCCGTGGCAATCCTGACTCTAAGTCACGTAAGGTCTATCGCAGGGCAGACATTATTAAACTTATGAAAACTGACCCAGACCGATACCAAAGCTTATCTGACGAGATCATGAAGGCTTATGCAGAGGGAAGGGTTAAATAGCTAACATTTAGGAGAATCTAATGGCTACTTCAACTTATCCAGCTACAGGCGGTTTTGTAGATAATACTTCAGCAGCAGTCTTTATTCCAGAAATCTGGAGTGATGAGGTTATTGCTGCTTATGAGAAAAACCTTGTCCTTGCTAACCTTGTCAAGAAAATGTCTATGACAGGTAAGAAAGGCGACACCATCCACATTCCCAAGCCCACTCGTGGTACTGCGAATGCTAAGGTGGAAAACCAAGCAGTAACTGTTCAGAATGCTGTTGAGACCGAAGTAACGGTTACTATCAACAAGCACTTTGAATACTCTCGTTTGATTGAAGACATTACTGAAGCACAGGCTCTTGCGTCTCTTCGTCAGTTCTACACTGGTGATGCTGGTTACGCTCTTGCTAAGCAAGTTGATGATGACTTGTTTACTCTAGGTAAGTCTTTTGGTGACGGTGACGGTTCTGCTTGGGTACACAGCAACACCTATTACAACGATGCTTCTACTGGTACTACTGCTTACGCAGTTGATACTGTAGCAGCTGCTGACGTGTTCACTGATGCTTTCTTCCGTGACATGGTGCAGAAGATGGATGATCAGGATACTCCTATGGACGGACGTTTCCTTGCTATTCCTCCTTCGTTGCGTAACGCCATCATGGGTATTGATCGCTACGTGTCTTCTGACTTCGTAGATGGTCGTGGTGTTGTTAATGGCAAGATCGGTAACCTTTACGGTATTGACATCTACGTAACCAGCAACTGCCCCACCATTGAAACTGCAGCTGAAAACGCAGCTGGTGGTGCAGTCCGTGGTGCTATCCTTGGTCACAAGGACACTATGGTAATGGCTGAGCAGCAGGGCGTTCGCTCTCAAACTCAGTACAAGCAAGAGTTCTTAGGTACTTTGTACACTGCTGACCGTCTATACGGTACTCAGGTACTGCGTCCTGAGACTGGCTTTGTCTTAGCTGTCAACGGCTAAGCAACCCTCTAGCCCCTCTTCGGAGGGGTTTTCTCTTTTCTTGTTTGTTTTTGTAGGAGTAGTTAATGCCAATATATCGTGGTGATGGTGGTTCAGGAGATGCGTCTACGGATGCGTATGCGTCTCAGGTAGCGCTTGATGCACAGACTGCCACTACTAAAGCAAACGAAGCAGCTAACTCTGCAACCGCAGCAGCCGCTAGTGCAACTGCAGCAGCAGCTAGCGAGGCAGCTGTATCAACAGACGCTACAGCAGCTGAAGCAGCTAAGATAGCAGCACAGGCAGCACAGACAGCAGCAGAGCTTGCTGAAACCAACGCTGAGACTGCAGAAACTAATGCAGAGACTGCTGAAACCAATGCAGCAGCCAGTGCCTCAGCAGCTTCCACAAGCGCCTCTAGCGCATCTACGTCAGCTACTAACGCTGCATCCTCAGCAACATCAGCAGCCTCCAGCGCAAGTACTGCAACAACCAAAGCATCAGAGGCTTCAACATCCGCTAGTGCTGCATCTACTTCAGAGACCAATGCAGCAACCTCAGCAAGCAATGCATCAACTAGTGAGACCAACGCAGCCACTAGCGCGAGCAACGC